TGCCGGTGGCGCGGCCACGGCGGTCAGCGGGTTCCTGGTGGGCACGCAGCTGGGAACGGGGCTGGCGCAGACGTTTGGCCTGCCGACGTCGGGGAACTTCTTCTGTGACCTGGGCACCCTCGCGGGGACCTCCGGGTGTGCGGGGGTCCAGGGTGCGCCGTCGTACGTGCCGAACTCGGACGTCACGCCGATGCCGGCGGGCTGGGCGAACAACACGAACGCGACGGGGACGATGACGTCGGCGTACGCCGGGACGTACTGGGGCGGCGGCTGGACCAGCGGGCACGCCACGGTCACGAACCCGACCGCGCCGGCGTACGGCGCGACCAGTGGCAGCGCTGGGGCGACCATCACGATGTCCGGCACATGCGTCGGGACGGGCGGCGTCGGCACCGCACAGAACCCGAGCATCGGGGCGTCGGCGGTGTTCCTGGCAGGCACCTTGTCGGTGAGTAAGACGATCGGCTTTGGCACCGGGCAGCTGCAGACGTCGTGCGCCGTGCCGTCGGTGACCGGCAGCAACGCGAACGTGACGTCTGGCGACTCCCGGTACACCTTCGACCACCTGGAGTTCACGTTCCAGGGGCAGGACTCCGGGTCGCCCAGCTACACGCTGAAGTGGTACCCCGTCGGCTACCCGAATCGGCCCACCGGGGTGAGCGCTGACCCGCAGCGGACGCTCCGGAACACCTGGACGTGCACTCAGGGCGCCGGCGGCGTGGCGTCCACGGCGGCGTTCTCGGAGACGGCCAGCGCCTGGCCTACGGTCCCGGCCGCGCAGTGCGCGCAGGGGATGGTGGCCTCGGTCAAGGTCGAGGAGGTCACCAACGGGACCGGGACGGTGATCTACCAGTGGACGCTGCCGGCGGAGGTCGGGACCGTCGCGACCAACTACCCCGAGTGCGCCAACGCTGCGAGCCCGTGCCAGCTGCTGCTCTCACGGATCTCCGCACCGGGCGCAACGACGCTGGTGTCCTGCTTCACGAACCCCGCGGTCTGCACCAGCTGGTGGACCGAGACCAGCCAGGGCACCGCGACCGGCAGCAACACCGCAACGAAGTCGGGCACCGAATACGAGTGCAGCTACGGCACCCACGCGGTCGCGCTGACCGAGTGCGCCGCCTACGCCCACGCGTTCCCCGCCGCGGAAACAGGGACCGGGGTCCTGTCGAACCCCACCACCGGAGAAGCGCCGTCCAGCCAGCCGTCGACCAGCCCGCAAGACCAGTCCTGCCCTCCCCCGTTCTCGTGGTCTGCGCTGTTCAACAACTGGTGGGCCTACAAGGCCACGGCGTGCGCACTGAAGGACGCATTCGTCCCGTCGACGGCGAGTAGCACGGCCTGGAAGTCTTTCGTGGGTGACGCTTCGGCGCGGCCGCCGGTGAATGTCGCGGTGGGTGGCGTGCAGTTCACCAACGCGGTCATTAGCGGGCTGTCCGCGTCCGGCGATTGCACGAACCTGCCGTTGCAGATGGCCGGTGGACCAATGGGCTCGTCCGCGTCATTCGATCTGTGCGCGGGGGTCCAGCAGGCCGGGCAAACGACCTGGGGACAACTGCTACGGCACGCGCTAGAAGTGGTCATCATCGGCGGGGGCTGCTGGATCGCCTATCACCGCGTCGCGGCGTCATTCGGCGGCAAATCATGATCACCGACGCGCTGATCAGCGCGGCCCTTGGGGCGCTCTCGGCTCTGATTGGGCTCTTCCCGGCAACAGGACCTGTCACGCTCGGACAGAGCACGTCGACCACAGTGATCGGCTGGACCGCGGCGGCAAACTCATTCATTCCGCTGCAGGCGCTCATCACAGTCATCGGGGTGCTCCTGGCCCTGCAACTGGCGCTGTACCTGTGGGACTTCGCGGTGTGGATCTACCACCAGATCTGGGGGTCCGACTGATGCACGAGGTCGGCTGGATCGTCGGTGGGTTCGTGCTCTACATCGCGCACCGGATGGTGTGGGACTGGCTGCGAGAGCGGCGCCGGCATCGGAGCCGGCGATGAGCGCGGACATGCAGCTCGTGGCGCCGGGGCGGGTTCGAGCGTCCGAACTGGACCGGCTGCGCGGCGCGGCGATCGTCTGCATGATCGTCGACCACGTGGCACGCGCACTCGGGGCAGAACCCGTGCGGCTGACGATCGGGCGGCTTGCCGTGCCGGTGTTCTTCGTCCTGTCCGGGCACCTCGCGCGCCGTCTGACCTGGCGGCACGCGGCGATCGCTGCGACGGGTTTCCTGCTGCCGGCGTTTGTGCCGTGGATCGACAACCCGAACGTCCTGCTCCTGTACGCCGTCGCTGCCGCACTTCTCGTGCTGGCGCGGTGGACCGGCCCGGCTGGGCCCGCCGTTGTCGCGATCGCCGCGGTGACGGCGCTGGCGAACGGGGTGCACGGCATGGGCAACGGGTACCCGCTCGAAGCGCTGCTCGCACTGATGGTCGCCGGGCACTACATCCCGCGGGCCGCGCTCGTGGCGATCGGTTCGCGCCTGCCTGCGGTGTTCGCCGTCGCGGGCCGGCGGCCGGTCACCTGGTACGTCGGGCACCTGCTGGTTCTGGTCTACGTGTTCGGAGTGGTGAAGTGATCGAAGGAATCTTCGGCCTGCCGGGCCAAGGAAAGACGTACGAAGGCGTGCGCCGGCTGCTGCTGGAAGCCGACCAGGGCCGCCAGTGCTACTCGATCACCCCGATCGACCACCCGAACGTCGAATTCGTCACGTTCGACGAATGCTTGGACCCGTTCATGCCGCCCGGGCTGATCTTCTGGGACGAAGTGCACCTCAAGCTCGGCGCGAACGACTTCCGGGCGCTGAAACCGGAGTGGTACGAAAAACTGTCGCAGACCCGCAAAGACGGGCACGACCTGATCTACACGTCCCAGCACGAATCCAAGGTGCTCAAGCAGCTGCGCGACAACACCAACTACGGCTGGGTCACGAACGCATGGGGCGGCTGGCGCGGGCACCCGATGGCGTTCTCCGCGTCCGCGTGGGAGATGCACAAGCTGCGCCGAGGCAAGCCCGCCGACCGGTACGTGCACCGGTTCTCCATGCGCGTCGCACGCGCCTACGACACCCGGTTTGCGATCAAGGCAGAGGCGGCCGTGGTCGAACGACCGACCCTGTCGGTCGCACCACGAGCGCGCACAACCGCTGCAGCCGGCCGCCACAGCGTCGAACAGGAGAAAGCATCATGAGCGGCATAGAAGAGCACTACAACGCCCTGGAAACACTCGAAGGACTCATCGCAGAGCTGAACGACGTGCAGGCCGAGATCGACGCGCTTGACGACGGCGACGAAGACATGGCCGACCTCATCGAAGAACGCGATGACCTGTTCGAGGACGTCGAAGACCTGTGCGACGAACTCGGGCTCGACATCTCGCAAGTGATCGAGTCCGACTGATGCGCCGGCTCCTGTACGTGGCCGCCGGATTCATCGGCGGCGTCGTCGTCTCGCGCAACGCAGCGGCCATGCCGCACCCGGTGGCCAGCGCAGTCCTGCTCGGCGTGGTCGCCGTCGTGGCGCTGGCCTGGTGGGCCGGCCACCGGGACAAGGCATCGGCGGTCGCCGTGGCAGTCGCGAAGGCAGAAGCGATCGCAGCTGCGAAGGCAGACGCACAGGCTGCAGCGATCGCACAGGCCGCGGTGCACCTGCACATGACGGCCGGCGGAGTGACGGAACACAGCGGCGCGCCGAGCAGCGAAGCGCCGGCGCGCGCTGTGGGCCGGCACGCAGCCGGCGAACTCCTGGACGGTCGCGCGGTGCGGGCGCTCCCGGCCAGGGCCGTAGAGGACGACGAGCTGCCCTGGGGAGCGATCTCCGCTGCAGCCGCCGGAGCGGCCGCCTCCGGCTGACCTGGGAGCAGTGCCCGTCCTGTCCACCGACCCCGTTGGCGCGGGGTGACAACAGCAGGAGCCCAGGTTGGCCGTCCTCACGGCGGCCAGGCCAGTCGCAGACCCGTCCCTCGACGGCATCGCGGCTGGCCTGGCCGAACCCGCATTCCCCTCCACCGACGACGTCCAGTCGGTCGCCGCGATCGTCCGGCACCGGCTCGGCGAACACGTCGGCTCCGTCAGCGCCGACGGACAACACCTCTACGAGCTGCTCGTCTCCCCCGGCACCCTGGCGCTGCGGCGGCGCTTCGTCGGCGGCATGCAAGCCCGCCCGACGTGGGGCGAGCAGATCGCAGATGTCCGCACCTTCGGCTCGCGCGCGGCGAGCACCCAAGAGGTCTACGACGTCGCGGAGAACCTGGTCGAGGACGTCATGGCCGGCCTCAAGGGTGGTCGGCGCGGCGTCGTGCGCGGCTGGTCCCGCGCCTCGAGGAAGCGCATGCACCGCACCCTCGGGGAACTGGACTACTCGACCTGGATGGCCGGCCCCGGCGTCCAGGCGCTCGTCACCGTCACACTGCCGGGCGTGTGGGAACCGCTGGTGCGCGACGGCCGAGAGTGGAAGCACAAGATCCGCCGGCTGCAGTGGCGCTGGCGCAAGGAGCTCGACGTGCCGTGGGCCGGGCTGTGGAAGTTCGAGACGCAGAAGCGCGGCGCACCACACCAGCACATGCTCATTCGCGTGCCGGCGATGACGGCCGACGGGACCAAGACGTTCGAGGACTGGTTCGCCGACACGTGGTCGGAGATCGTCGGAGCCTCCGAGCTGGTGTGCCACCGGTGCCACGTCGACCACCTCGGCTACGACGCAGCGCTGGGCTACGGCGTCGACCACCTCGGCTACGACGCGTGGCTGGGCTACGACCTCGAGGCACAGGTGATCGTCAAGGACGACGGCACCCTGGGCCTCGCGTGGTGCACGTGCCCGGTACCCGACACGGAGCGGGCGCGGCACCGCGCGCGGCACGGGCACGGCACCAAGGCCGTCGACTTCGCCGGCATGGCGGCCTGCACTGACCCGCGCCGGCTCTCGGTCTACTTCGGCAAGCACGGCGCCAAGACCGGCGCCAAGTCCTACCAGAACGACCCGCCAGCAGCGTGGGTCGCAGCCGGCGTCCCGATCGGCCGGTTCTGGGGCGTCTGGGGCCTGCAGAAGGCCGTCGAGGTCGTCCAGGTGGGCGACGGCACCTGGCACCAGGTCGAGCGCGTCCTACGCGGCATCGCGCGCGGCAGGGCGGCAGCGATCGCGCTGGCTGCAGCTCGACGGTCAGGCGACGATCGAGCGGTCTGGACGATGCGCCGGCCGCGGCTGCGATCGCTGCACGGACAAGGCGGCTTCGTCCTGCTCAATGACGCGCTGGCCGTCGCCGTACAGCTCGCGCGCGGTGCTCCGGTCTAGCTCGGCCTGCTCCGTCACCAACGCCGCGTCTGCGATCGCCGCGGCACGCAACGCGCCGGCGAGATCGTTGCTGTTCAGCGCCCGCGCGCACCTCAACGCGTACTCCACGGCCACGTCGTGCGCCCGTTCGAGCGGCTCCATCGCCAGACGCGCGGGCGTGCACTCCGCATCGGCCAGTTCGAGGGCTTCGGAGCCCGTCAGGCCGTGCCACATCGACCGGCGCAGCTCCCGCGGGCTGCTCGCGACGCTCTCCCCCGTAGCCCACAAGCGCATCGGGCCATCATCGGACGCCTGCGTGAGAGTCGTCGACGACTCGTAGGATGAAACGACGCCGCTCCCGATTGTTGCGGGAGGGGCGTCGTGTTGTAGGAACTCGCTAACTCCTTCTCCGCCTGCGTGCTGCGCGTCTCTCGGCTCTTGTCGGTCGGTCGTAGTAGGCGCCGCTGCTGGCCTCGCGGGCGAACATGACGAACGCGTAGACGCCATAGCCGATGCACCAGAGCAGGAGCACGAAGAGAGAGGCGCCCGTGGTCCAGCGGAGGGCTACTTCGAGGAAGTGGTCCAGCCAGCGCGCGGCCGTCACCAGTTGGCCCCGTTCTCGATCGCGCGGGCCTGTGCTGCAGCTGCGTCGCTCGCGTTCGCGGTCTCGATGAGCCACGAGGCCAGTTCGCGGGCCTGGTCCATGGTGAGGTGGTCGAGGCCCACGAAGGTGCCGTCGACCTCGCGCTGCACGAGCTCGACCGTGCGCATGGTGCCGTTGCTGATCCGGCCTTCTCGGACCTCGATCGTGTAGGCGGTGAACGGTGGGCGGATCGGTGTGTGTGCCACGGTGGGGCTCCCCTCTTGGTCGACCAGCGCCTTTGCGGCTGGCCCTGCCTTTCGATAAGGGGACCGACGTCGTGTAGTGGGCTGTGTCAACCGCCGACGCTGGGAGCCGGCCATCGCAGGTGCGGAGCACCTTCCCGGAGCTCCACGGGTGGTGATCGCGGTTGACGCGGTCCACGGAGCGACGATGATGGCCCGCCGAAAGGCCCTCTATCTGAGCACGCGGGTTGTAGGAATGCTACAAACCAGGTCGCCAGAGGCGGCCGGGCCGGGACTCCCTTGTTCCTATGTGCCATAACTGTGCCGCGCGCGCGAGAACCACCCGAACGGGCGTCAAGGCCGGCGCCGCAGGCGCCGATACCGAGTGCATGGGGGCGATGGATCCGTGGCTGTCGAGCCGCTACGGCGGCGTCGAGCCAGGCGAGCAGGAGCGCTACAAGGTCCGGCGCGTCGATCCGCCGAAGGTCAGCCGGCGAGCGGCCCGGCAGGCCGAGCGGCTGATGATGCGTGAGCTGCCGCGGGGGCCGGCCTACGAGCTGCCGCGCCGGCGACGGCTTCGTCGTGCGGACCGGCCGATCGTGGTGCAGCGGACGCGACCGTGGGCCTGGTTCCTGCTCGGGGTCATGGCTGGGGCTGGTGGTCTGATGGAGTGGCTGCTGCACGTCGGCGTGGTGCCCGCAGGCTTTAGCCCGATCGGGTGAAGTTCGGCGCGCCACGGTCAAGTGGCTACACGGCGGCTCCGAAGCGGTGTAGATAGGCACCACCAGACCCCGTTGGCGCGGGGTGACAACGAACAGAGGTGCGTCATGGCGCAGAACAACGCGACCGTCATGGTCGAGGGCAACGTGGTGAAGTCGGAGCGGAAGAACGGCTCCTTCACCGACAACGACGACCCGAGCCGGGTCGTGTCGTACGACTTCGTGGAGGCCCGGCTGGTGACGCCGGAGTTCGACGCGATCGACGTCCGCTTCCCGAGCGACGGGTCGATCCCGCTCCCGGAGCGGGACGAGCTGGTGCGCCTGGTGTGCGACGCGCGCCCCTCGGGTCGGAACCTCAAGCTCACGGTTCAGAAGGTGCTCCCGGCGTCTGCGCCGGTCTCCTCCCGCTGACGTAACACCGGTTACCCGGCGCAATGTTGCGCCCCCGGGCCGTTGGCGCGGTCACCGGGGGCGTCTCGCCGGGCCACCCTGACAACGAAGGTGGTGCGACGTGGGAACCACGCTACAGGCAGTGGTGTCTGGACGCCATAACAGATGCACCTTATCGGCGCGACAGGTGGAGGCGGCTCAGGCCGGTCGAGCACCGCAGACCGTGCAGCGCCAGGGGCGTCAGGCGCCGACGTAGGCCGCCAGGTGCTGGCCCGTCACCGTCGAACGGTCCGCGACGAGCTGTGCCGGCGTTCCCTCGAAGACGATCCGTCCGCCGTCGTGCCCGGCACCCGGACCAAGGTCGATGATCCAGTCGGCGTGCGCCATCACCGCCTGGTGGTGCTCGACGACGATCACCGACTTGCCGGCATCGACGAGCCGGTCGAGCAGCTCGAGCAGCTGTGCCACGTCCGCCAGGTGCAGACCGGCTGTCGGCTCGTCCAGCACGTAGACGCCCCCCTTCTCACCCAGGTGCGTGGCGAGCTTGAGCCGCTGCAGCTCCCCGCCTGACAGCGTCGTGAGGGGCTGGCCCAGGCTGACATAACCGAGACCCACGTCCATCAGTCGGCGCAGGACGGCGTGGGCTGCGGGTGTCCGTGCTGCGCCCGCCCCGAAGAACGTCTCCGCCTCGGTGACCGGCATGGCCAGCACCTCGCTGATGTCGCGGCCCGCGAGACGGTGCTCGAGCACGGCGGGCTGGAACCGCTTCCCATCGCACTCGTCGCACGTGGTGGCCACGCCGGCGAGGATCCCGAGATCGGTGTAGATGACGCCGGCACCCTTGCAGACCGGGCACGCGCCCTCGGAGTTGGGGCTGAACAGGGCCGGCTTGACGCCGTTCGCCTTCGCGAACGCCGTGCGGACCGGATCGAGCAGGCCCGTGTACGTCGCCGGGTTGCTGCGCCGCGACCCCCGGATCGCGCCCTGGTCGATCGACACGACCCCCGCGCCCGGCGGGATGGAACCGTGCACCAGCGAGCTCTTGCCGGATCCTGCGACCCCCGTGACGACCACCAGGACCCCCAGCGGCACGTCGACGTCGACGGCGCGCAGGTTGTGCGTGGACGCGTGCCGGATCGGCAACGTGCCGGTGGGCGAGCGGACGACCGGCTTGACGGCGGCGCGGTCGTCGAGATGCCGCCCCGTCAGCGTCCCGGCCGAGCGCAGACCCTCGACGGTCCCCTCGAAGCACACGCGGCCTCCTGCGGCGCCGGCGCCCGGGCCGAGGTCGACGACGTGGTCCGCGATCGCGATGACCTCGGGCTTGTGCTCGACGACCAGCACGGTGTTGCCCTTGTCGCGCAGGCGCAGCAGCAGCGAGTTCATCCGTGCCACGTCGTGCGGGTGCAGGCCGATCGTCGGCTCGTCGAACACGTACGTGACGTCGGTGAGGGCCGACCCGAGGTGTCGCACCATCTTGACCCGCTGGGACTCACCGCCGGACAGCGTGCCGGTGGCGCGG